GGTGGCTGTTGCTGTTGTGGTGGCTACTGTCATGGCTTTTCCCTCCTGTGCGGCGTGCGTCCCGGCCCTGCGGCCGGTGTGTTTTCCTTTTGTTGTGTGCATATTAGCGTCACGCCGGGGATATATCCACGCCCTGCGCGAAAGTAATGTACACAAACTTTCCCGCTCCTGACGCCCCGGCTTTTGTGTACATTACGCCATCCCGGAGCCCTCCGGATGCCGCAGATCCAGTGTGTATATCTGCCAGAATCCAGGCACCAATGCCGCCCCATCTTTGTGGAATGTATTTTGCCCGCAGGCGTGGATAATACAGCCCACCGACGCTAATATGCACATACCTTGAGGGAAGGAACCGGCGAGGGGAACCGGACAGAGGCACACGGCGCAGGAAGAAAAAGCGCAGGAAGGGAGCAGGCATGAAAACAAGGTTTTACCTGGACGGAAAGAAAACCACCCGCAAGGCGGTAAAAGAGCTGGTAGGCGAGGACAGGCTCAGGAGGATGACGGAAGAAGCGAAGGAAACCTTCTTTGAGGATCCGCTGGTGCAGAACGACTTCTTCCTCGGAAGGGACGGGATGCTGACCATAGAATTCTGCTGAGGCAAAGGAGGATGTAGCCATGACGAACATGAACACAGAAAACGGAACAGGCATGACGGCCGGAACCACCGGCACCCCGGAGATGGATACAAACCAGCTCCACATCGAGCGCCTCCGCAGGCATGGCGCAAAGGTCCGGAGGCCTGACGGCACGCTCACGGAGCTGAACAGCTTCTGGTATTACGGCAGGGTGGACGACTGCATCCGCTGCGGAGCAGAGGCAGTCACCTACGAGCTTTTCCTGCCGGACATCGATGCCGACCTCCGGATTGCCATATGGCATGACGGGCATGTTGACTGCGGCAGCGCGCAGATGATCGACATGATCCTCGACAGGTGAGCGGAAATGAGGAGGAGGGGTAAAAAACCCCTCCTTCTTTCCGGGTTCTTCCGCTGTGGAAACTGTCCTTGATGCAGAAGCCATCCACACTGCGGAAGCCATCCACACCGTGGGAACCTCAGACCAGATGTGCCGCCCAGGACGCGCCCCAGTGCCTCGGATTCAGACCGTGCCGCGTCCTGCGGCTGCAGATGGACAGTTGGTGCGGATGTGCCTCCCGGCGCGATACAGGGGCTGTACGAGGCTTCAGGACGCACCTGCCGGCCGCCATAATATACACAAAACCAGCCCCTGGATCAGGCCGAATCTTTGTGAAATGTATTTTGCCCACAGGCGTGGATATAACTGCCGTGTGACGCTAATATGCACATACCGAAAGGGGAAAAGCCCCTGCGGCAGAGGAACTCAGCAAGGCAGAACAAAGCAAAGCAAAGCGACCGGGAGGGACCGGCGGAAAGAGGAGGCAGAGACAATGAGGAACATCAGGACACTGGAGCAGAACGCAGCGCAGGACAGGAACTTCACTGACAACGGGCACTTCGCGGAAATTGAGCGGGCCGGGTACGAACATGGCAGAAGGTGCGGAGAGCACGAAGCGAAGAAGCAGGGCATCATTGAGGAATTTGGATGGGACAGCGAGGAGCTGAAAGCCTGGTACGCCGAGAAGGAAGCCATGGAGGACCCCATCAGCAGCGGAGCCTACAAAGCCTACAGGGCCTACGAATACAGCCTTGAGAAAGGGAACGCGGACTTCGAGATGAACGACTTCCTCTGGGACAGGGAGGTCGCGGACTTCATCGGCACCCTCCGCAGGGCGGGCATCACCGAGTTCATCTACAGCAATCAGAGCACGGCAGTCATGGGGAACATCCACAGCTTCATCGCGGAAGGCTGCACGCTCGAAGGAGCCTGCGCCTTTACCCGAATCGAAAGGCGCTGGGGCACGGAGGAAGAGGAGACGGTCCGCGGACTCCGGTTCAAAGTGAACTGAGGCAGGACAGGATAGAGGAACGGCACCGGGCAGAGGGACACATGGAACGGGCGGCAGCAGATGCAGCACACAGCGGGGAGCTTCTTCGGAGGCTCCCTTTTTAGTGGGACGCAGCCGCCACATCACGTGTGGATGGCAGGCCGGGAGGCAGGGAAATTGCGGAAGCCGGTGAACCGGAGGACCGGAGACGCGAAGACGCAGAGACGCAGAGACGCAGAGGCGCGGAGGCACGGAAGGAGGACGGGATGGTCGGATACAAGCTGTTCAAACTGAAGAAGAAGCATCCGGGCAGGCTCTTCCCGCTGTACGTCCTCGCCGACAGGCCGGTCCCCATGGGGGTCTGGCTCCCCGCCGAGGAAGGCCCGCGCCTGCCGTCCGGCAAAGTGAAGTCGAAGCTCGGCCCACTTGCGTTCCGCTCCGGCTGGCACCTCTCGGACATCCCGCTTGCCATACACATCGGGATCCGGGAAGGCGGCAGGATCCGCTACATGCATGATGACGAGGCATGGTGCGAGTGCGAGTATTCCGACGCCGTGGACTACCAGCCGGAGGCGGACCGGAACGGGATGCGCGACGGTGTTTTCCATCCGTCGGAAGCGATGCTGGGACACATCCCCGTGGGCGGCTTCTACCGGTATAAGACCAGCCCGCAGATGCTCGGGAAATGGGTGATCGCGGGGAGCATGAAGGTCCTGCGGATCCTCCCGGACGATGAGGCCGCAGGGATTTGCCGCGCCGCCGGCCACGAGCCGCTGCCCAGGAAGCATCCGTTCCATCTGGCCGACTTCGGCTTCTGAACTGACAGTGGCTTCTGAACTGACAGTGGCTTGTGGACATCCATCGTCATAACTGCACAAATACGGCCTCCGGTCTTTGTGCAATGTATTTTTCAACAAGGCGTTGATAATGCCGCCCGCAGACGCTAATATGCACATACCGCAAGGAAAAAGCCCTGCGGCAGGCCCCGGAGGGGGAACACAACAGGACAGCAGAACAGCAAAACAGCAGGCACCAGAACAGAGGAGGATAAAGCCATGACAGCAAACGAAACCAGGATGTACGGACTTTGCGACGAGGCGCTTACGGCGGCAGCGGAGCTTGACTACAAGCTGCACCAGGTCTTCTACGACCTCAGCGGGGCCGGGGAGGAGGACATCGAGGCAGCGGAGGAGATCAGGAAGCTCCTGCAGAAAGCCTCGGAACTTGCGGACGCCATCAGGGAGCGGATGGGGAAGTAAAGGGAAACCACCGGGAACCGGCCTGCACCTTCTGAAGGGGGTGCACAGCCGGTTTCTCTATGCCCTGCGCGGGGCATCCGCAGACTGTGCAGAACCACCAGATCCAGCCCTGAAAGATTGTGCAGTTTATTTTGCCGCAGGGCGTGGCTATCCAGCGGACATGACGCTAATATGCACATACCGAAAGGGAAGACAGAGGAAAACAAAGCACAGCGGAAGCGGAACACAGCGGAAGCGGAAAGGATGGAAAAAACGATGACGATCAAAGAAGCAATGAGGACCTACAGGCTGCCGAACCCCACAACGCCGGAAGACCTGGAAACCAGGTGGTCAAAGGTGCTGACCTTCGGGGACAGGGTGATCCTCGCGGGGCATTACTACAGCGGGAAAGGAAAGCCCTGCTACTTCGGGGCCGCCTACGAATTCCTGACCGAAGACCACACCTGCGAAGGCACCATCGGGCTGAGGGCAGCAAGCGCGGTCGAATTCGAGGACGACGGAAGCGCCGCAATGTGGGCGATGACGCAGGGTTGAGCAGGGTACGGAGACCAGGGCAGAACCGCAGAAACAAAGCACACAGCAAAGGCTGGGAAAGGAAAGAAATGAACGCATACGAATTCACGAGGTTTGACGCAGACTTCACTGCGAAGGCGAAAGCGGGGGCATACGACATCAGGATGCTTGCCTTCCTGATCGACTACCACGACAAGGAGAAAACACTGCGGCAGAGCGGAGACTACACTGACTGCAAAGAAACCTTCATCGAGCTTACGATGTCCTGTACGGAAGAAGAGGCAAAGAGATGGATGGAGTACTGGATGGCGAACGCCATAGCTTACGGGCTTGAGACGCAGAACAGGGACTGGCGCACCAAGTTCCTCGCCGCCTACGACATCTACAGGGGCAACTTCCAGTGAGGCAGTTCTTCCAGTCACCGGAGGAAGGAACAGGCGAAAAAAAGCGCAGGGACGGTACAGGAACGCCGCAGGAAACACAGAGGGTGAAGGAAACCGGCTGATAGGCCCGGAAAGGGGAGGCGCAGCCGCTTTCCTTTGTCCTCCGTGCGACATCCACAGACTGTGCACAACCACCAGAAGCAGGCGCGATGTGGCTTTCAATCTTTGTGGGATCTATTTTCCCCACAGGCGTGGCTATTCTCCCCACATGACGCTAATATGCACATACCGAAAGGGGAAAAAGCAAAAGCCCCGGAGCGGCGAAAGACCACCGAGCAGAAACAACCACAGGGCATGAAAAAACAAAAGGAGGGCAAGGACATGACAAGGACAGAGGCAAGGGAAGCGGTCAGAAAGGCAGCGGAGCGGCACGGATTCGAGACTGGCAAGGCGGCCGGATGGAGCGGATTCCCGGAGATCCTGAGCGATGAGATGAACTTCACCATTACTACCGAGGCCACGGAGAACACCGATTGGCGGGAAGGCCGCATCGAGGAAAAACTGAACGTCGCGGCAAGCGTCCGGAAGATGGGCGGCAGCCCTTCGGCCGAGGAACTGCTCAGGACGGCGGACGAGATCAGGCGTGGCGCGGAGCTGCTTAAGGAACTGCAGGCGATGGACCTCACCTACACCTTCAGGATTTAAAAAATTCCGCCAGCATGGGGCAGGGTGCCAGAGGCAAAAGAGTACGGGGCGGTTTTAAGGGCCGCTCCTTCCGGACCAGGACAGCAAGGGCAAGGCAGATACAGACACAGCAACCGAAACAACAGCAGAAGAAAACAGAGGAGGACAAAGAGATGGCAGAACAGAGAAAAGAGCTTGTACCGGTGAGGAGCGAGCTTCCCAGCAGGTTCTGGGAGCCGGAGCCGCCGGAGGACTGGGAACCGGAGAAATCGGAACATCCTGAACTTCCGGAAGAATGGGACGAGGAGCTTGACGAGCTGCCCTTCGTGTGAGCAGCAGGCCACGAAGGCCGACGGCACGGGCATCCGGGAAAAGAAGATAAACACACAGCAGAGGATCTACGGCAACAGCCGCAGGTCCTTTTTTGATGCAGATGACCTGCAGCAGGACGGCAGAGGGGCTGGCAGGAATAAACACGGAGCCTGTGGGAGACACAGCGGCACAGATTGAGGAGGTAAGGGAATGGCGCAGAGGGGGAGGAAGCCGACGCCGACGGCGATCAAGGTACTTGAAGGGAACCCCGGCAAGCGGGAGCTGAACAGGGCGGAGCCGATGCCGGTAAGGAAAGCGCCGCCGTGCCCGAAGTGGCTGCCCGCCGAGGGAAAGAAGGAATGGCGAAGGCTCTCGAAAAAGCTCGAAGCCCTGGGCGTCCTCACGGAACTGGACATGGGCGTGTTTGCCACCTACTGCCTCGCCTACGCAAGGTGGAAGCAGGCAGAGGACTTCCTGTCCGAGCGGGGCCTCTTTTACATGACCCCGTCAAGGTACCCGCAGCAGTTCCCGCAGGTCGCCATCGCGCAGAACTACGCGAGGCTGATGACCCGATGCGCGGAGCAGATGGGGCTCACCCCCTCCGCCAGGAGCCGGATCATCGCCGAGGGGAACGGCGGGCATACGGACGAGATGGACGAGCTGCTGGGAGATTAAAGGAGCCACCTCCGGCAGCGCAGCACTGAACCAGGCAGGCATTGGCAGGACTATTGAACGGGGCAGGAGGAGCACATGGCAGGAAGGCAGCCGGAAACGAGGCCGGAGGGATACCCAAAACTGGAGAACTATGAGCCGACACGGTTCATGCTCCCGACGTCGCATTATGACAAAGAGAAAGCCGACAGGGCAGTGAAGTTCATAGAGATGCTCTGCCATACAAAAGGGGAGTGGGCCGGGAAGCGGTTCTGGCTCCTCCCGTGGCAGGAAAGGCTGGTCAGGGATGTCATAGGCGTCGTGAAAGAGGACGGTACAAGGCAGTTCCGCACGGCATTTGTGGAGATATGTAAGAAGGTCGGGAAGTCGGAGCTTGCTGCAGCCATCGCGCTGTACCTCCTGTACGCAGATAATGAGCCTTCTGCCGAAGTGTACGGCGCGGCCTCAGACCGGTCCCAGGCGTCCATCGTGTTTGACACTGCGAAGCGGATGGTGGAACTGAACCCTGCGCTGCTTAAACGCTCGAAGATCATGGCGGCAACAAAGAGGCTCGTGAACTACAGCAATGCCGGGTTCTACCAGGTGCTGTCCGCAGAGGTGGGGTGCGTCACGCCGGAGACCCTTATGCAGATGGAGGACGGGACGCTCCGAAGGGCCGATGAAGTGAAACCAGGGGACGTGGTTCTTTCTTTTGACGGCCTTGCCCCGGTATTTGACAGAATCATTTCAGCCAGGGAAGAGGAACCGTCTGAAACCATAGAGATAACGACCCATCACGGCAGGAAGACCACGGTTTCCGCAAACCATCCCTTCTACCGTATGGAGCCAGGGAGGCGGATGCAGGATCTGACGCATGTGTACGACTGGGAGCAGGCATCCTTCCTGCATGTGAATGACCGCCTTGCCGTCAGCCTTGGCTGGCCTACAGGGTGGAAGCCGCCGGAAGACGTCATCAGCCCTCTGGAAGCGTGGGCGCTCGGCGCGTGGATGGGAGACGGGGACTGCACGCATTTCAGGTTCATCAATCCGGACAGGGAAGTAATTGACAAGCTCTCCCATTTCTTCGAAAGCATCGGAAGCGGCATGAAATCCGTTTACTCAACGAGGCAGAAGCAGGAGGGGAAGGACCTGTACCAGGATCCAGTCGAGCATCTTGTGATGGGCGTTGGAAAAAGGCGGAAGAGCCCTGGGCGGGAATGGATCAGGGAGCACTTCGGCCAGGATTCCAAATGCTATACAAAAACAGTTCCTGACGCAGTGCTGCGGGGAGGGCGCGAGGCGTGGTCCGCATTCCTCGCCGGATACATGGATACGGACGGGTGCGTTACGAAACAGGATCCGAAAGGGAAAGGGCAGGCGTTCATCTGCTCTGTCAGCGCGGATGCGATAGAACAGGTTCGGGTGCTCCTGGCCCGCCTTGGGATCAATGCTTCGACAAGGTCAGAATTCAAGGTGACAGTGTCCGGAATTCCCCAGCTGAGAAAACTGTGGGAGGCACTATCCCCATACATGGTGCAGCCATCAAAGCGCAGAAGGCTGGAAAAGCTTGCCGGACGGGAAATCAGATGCCTGCAGCGGGCGTCCGAGTCAGACAAGGTCTGGAAAGCGGAACCGGCAGGAATGAGGAAGACCATCTCATTTGAAATGGAGAGGTTCCAGACGCACTGCACGGACGGGCTTATTACGCACAACACAAAGCACGGGCTGAATGTATCAGGGCTTGTCTTTGATGAAATACACGCCTTGCCCAACAGGGAATTATACGACGTCCTGACGAAAGGGGCGTCCGATGCCCGCCGCAACCCGCTGGCATTCATCATAACGACAGCGGGGAATAACCGGGATTCAATAGGTTATGAGCTGCACACCAAGGCGAAGGACATACTTGCCGGTAAAAGGTCTGACCCGTCATTTTACCCGGTGGTCTACAGCCTCGACATGGACGAGGACTGGACTGATGAGCGCAACTGGTACAAAGTCAACCCGTCGCTTGGATACACCGTCAAGATCGACCGCATGCGTGATGCCTTTAATGAAGCCCTGCAGAATCCAGCTGATGAAGTCACTTTCAGATGGCTGCGGCTGAACCAATGGGTCGGGAGTTCTGTTGCGTGGATCCCGGATTCCATTGTGGCGAAAGGGGATGAGCCAATCGACATGCCCTCGCTTTATGGGAGGGATTGTTACGCTGGCCTGGACCTGTCAAGTTCAGAGGACATTACAGCAATGGCGCTGATGTTCCCACCCAGGACGGAAAACGAGAAATACATCCTCCTATTCCGGTTCTGGGTGCCGGAGGAAACGATCCCCCGGAGGGTCAGGCAGACAGGGTATCCGTATGATGCCTGGAAGGCAAGGGGGTATCTGGACTCCACTCCGGGCAACGTTATCGACTATGCCTATATCGAGAAGGCAATCGGGGAGATGTCGCAGTCGTACCACATCTGCGAGATCGCGTTTGACAGGTGGGGATCCAACATGCTTGTAGAGCGGCTGACTGAGATGGGAATGACTGTCGTCCCTTTCGGACAGGGCTATTCCAGCATGAGTGCGCCATCCAAAGAGTTCTATGAGCAGATGATGAAGGGAAACATCCTGCATGGGGGAAACCCGGTATTCAGATGGATGTGTGGCAATGTTGTCATCGATGTTGATCCGGCGGGCAATATAAAGCCCACAAAGAAGCGCAGCAATGGAAAGATCGACGGCGTGGTCGCCGCAATCATGGCCCTCGACCGGTGCGTCAGGCACGAACAGCAGGGCAGCGTGTACGACGAACGCGGGCTGTATGTGTTCTGACCAATCCGGCTGCGGTAGTTGGACACGCCACAGGAATACCACTTTACAA